ACTTGAACTATATAAAAGAAGATATACGAGAATATTCTGAATCAATTATATTTAAGAATAGCAATCTTAATATATTTAATCAATTTAATAATTATGTCAGGTCGTGGGAAAAAAATAAACAAAATATATTAACTATTTGGGAAAATAATATAGATAAATTACCAAGTAAGGATACAACTTTTTCAACTTTAAAAAACATATTAAATGGAAGTCAAACAAATGAGTTGTTATATATATATCATCACGCAATTGAATGGAAAATTAGTAATTACATTGAAAATATTAATTTAATAAATAATGGCTACATAAATAATAGTATGACAAATTATACTGAATTACTTGATAAATATAATTCTGCAAATAGTAAACAATTTATTACAAAGTTATACTTAGATAATAACCCATTTTTTACCAGTATTGATAAAATTATCGAGTTACACAATATGTATAAAAATAATGATCATATTCAAAAAAATGTTAATGAGTCATATAAATATATTATTGGGAAAGATATTGAATTAAAAAATACATATGATTTGGATAAATCTGTGAGTATCAGTGCTAAATTAGATGATTTAGAAAAATATAATAATATAATTAAAAACGGGGACTTTAAATACTATTTAGAATCAGAATTTCACAACATGTATAACAACGAAACACATAAATGCAGTCAAGGAGAAGAACAGTTAATATATTTTTTAATACAATTTTATGATAGCAGAACAGATATATTATTAATAGATGAACCAGTTAATTCGCTCAGTTATCAAAATCATGGAAAATTTATTAATGAACTTGTAGATAACAATACAAATAAACAACTGATCATTATTACACATAATTCTGAAATGATTACACACGAAACTTGTAAAAACATTATTAGATTTTGTAATAATAATAGTAGTACAACTGCTAGAGATGTTAAAACATGTATAACTTCTTATTTCAATGATAATTCTAATCAGCTTCGAGACTTATTATGTAAATATAAACAAGCCTTGTTTGCAAATAATTTGTTAATTGTAGAAGGGAAAACAGATAAAAAATTCTACGAAAACTTTCTTAAAGTATGTAATATTTCTGGATTTAACATTATTTGCACAGACGGATGCAATAGTCAATTATGGAAAATTTTATTATATTACAATATTAATTTTAAAATAGTATATGATGCAGATCATTTATATAAAAAAGTTGGATATAGCAAATTAGTTAAACAAATTAGGAACTATTGCGATAATTCAGTTAAAACCCCTGATAATAATGCACCTTTACTTAGTAAACTAAAATCAGATTCTTATAATTTTGATAATTATCTTACACAATTACATCAAATTATCGATAAATATAAAATTGATTATAATGAGATTTCTGATGTACTAAATGATCAATGTGTTGACAAAATAACAAAATTTGTAAATGTAGTTCAATCAAATAATTATACAAAAGAAGATATAATAGATATAATAAATAATACAGAAAAACCTACACATGAAATAGCAAAACTTTCCTCTAATAAAATATATATTTTATCAAAAGAAATAGCTGATCTTGAGGGGATGTGCCAGTTTATAGACAACAAAAAGAAATGGGGAAAAATGCCTGATTTTGAAATACAAAAAGAAATTTTAAAACATATAAATGAATCAATATTTATTGATATTTGCAAGTTTGTAACAAATATTTAAAGTAATTTTATCTAATTATAATTGAACTAACATAATTTATATGTAATCCATAAAATTAAACAGTTTATAATTTTGTGCGCTCTTGTGTACCATATTAGGATAGTATCCCTTAAAAAATTAGGAATCTAATAGATATATCATATATTCTAAGTACATATCATGATAGGAGGTATTTATTAAAATATATTAGTTAGATTAACTAATTCAAATATTTATTTAATATTCCATATCTCTTCAAATTTACTATATCCATGATTATCTACATATGTACATCTGCTATCTTTGTAATTGCTTTTAATATATTGCAAATATTGGTTATGTATATTTTTATAATATTTTACCAATAATAATTCAATATATGAATTATTATTTAATTTCATAGTATATTCTCTGTATTTATTCTTTCCAGTGCCTTTTTGACATCTTACCAATTGATCAATTGATATATATTTACCAAATACCTCACAAAGCATATAATTTAATAATTTTATCATTCCATGTGCATTTTGAGGGATTGCTTTATATTTTAATGACTTGAATATATTATAAACATTTTCAATATTGGCTGGTTTTAGGTATTGTTTCTGCTGGGGTGTCATAAGATCCACTGAATTAGGTACTTTGATAATATCTTTACTAATTATATCATCTTTAAAAAATAATAAAGCTAATCTTTTTATTTGCTCTATTTTTTCTAACCAATGATCTGAACTTGCAGAATTAGTGTATTCCCAATTGATTAAATTTTGCTCAATATATGCATCACTTGAAAAATATAATAATGTACACCTAAAATTGATATAATTGTATTTATTATTCATATTTTCCAAAAATGGAATAGTTAATTTCTTTATATTGAAAGAGTGCATAATTTCACATGCATCTAAAAAGGTTGATTCTTCAGATGTGCATTTTTTCTTATTCTTTAGATTATTATAATCTAAATCAAGTTTTGAAGCTTTTACTAATATTTCATTACATTTTAACTCGGCTTCTTTTGTTACCTTTTGTTTATTTATTATTTTATTCTTAATTCTATATTTTCTATTTTGCATCTTGTTACATGTTTCAAATATAATGTTCGTCATTTCTAGTAAATTACCCTCAAAATATTCCAATCCAATATCGTTTCTTAATTTAAATTTTTGTTTAAAAAATTTAATTAGCCTTTTTTCTTCATAATCACAGTCACCTACTAACATCATTAATACACATAGACTACCTTTACCATAAAAACAAATTCTATCTGGTCTACGAGTTTTACCAATTTTATATATATTTTGGTTTGATTTCACAAATTGTTTTGGATGAACTAAGTAAATGTAAGATTCCATAATATAATGATCCATTATGTAAATAAATCATTATATTTTATTTTCAATTTTATTGGAATCACATATATGAAATGGTGACAGTTGGCTTAATATATAAGTAATATAACATACCACCTCCTAATACTATTACTTTATTTTAGGACCAAATTATATGTTATTATATAAACATAATAACAATAATAAACATATATGCCAATAAATAAATCATATGAGGTTATATATACAACAAAGAAAGAAGCACGTAAACACGCCATTGATAAAATAATGGAACTAAAGAAATATAAAAAATTTTATATTGGTGCAACAAGCAATCCAGAAGAGAGATTACTGGAACATATAAGTGACAAGAAAATGAATACAATGTATATATTGTGCAGAACACCAACAAAACACAAAACAAAAATATTAGAAAAATCATTAATAAAACGATTTTATAAACTTAAAAATAATATTAATGATGTCAAACTTGACCAAAATGGAAACATAATACAAGGAGGAGGAGGTGAAGGAATAACAGAAGATACAAATTATATATATGTATTGTTCAGATAATTGGAGAAAATTGAAGAAAATTGAAAGTAATAATTATTGATAAGTAGAGCAACTATAGTCAAGTATAACATAAAAGGAGATGAAAATATATACATTGATAATTATAATCGGACTTGTATGTATTGCAAATTCTACACCTAATTGCTGTGCATTCTATCAAACAAAATATTATTGTAAATTTGCTGAAAATTATATTAATATCCAAAATAATGGAACTATACAAAATCAAATAAGTGATCAAATATTTGATTTTACTGAATTTTATAATGAAGGTAAAGATGAATTTTATTTAACTGCATCATTTAATAACATACAGTTCAATAAATTAGGTATGACATTAGGTATTGATGAGTTGATACCATCATATAATTTAACTTATAATATACATATTCATAATATCCCAAAGCATCCACAAGATATTTATCCTCAAATAGTATTAAAATATTCGAATAATGAAATTGCATCTTATTTATATGCTCAGATTACTCCTCCAGTATTAACTTTCTATATAGAAGATGTTACAATAGATGATAGAGGTAGATTAAAATCATATACAATGTATCAATCCTACCCCATGTTTAATATAGGATATTATCATAATGCATTTACTTATAGTAAATTTTATTGCAGTATTTACAACTATTCTAATTAAAATTAAACAATTAATATTATTTTTTTATCTATAATATTTATAATATTATACAATCTATACTCAACTATTCCTTGTGTAATATACATTTTTATTATATATATTTTTACTTCTATATTTTATAAAAGTAAAAAACGCTTAAATAAAAGTAAATATATAATATTACTAAAATGGATACATATAAAACAATTTCAATAAATGATACTGAATATTATTTATCAAATGATATATATGATTTCGATAATTCGTTCTTTTACGGCACAGCTAATAATATAAGAAATGTAGTTAACAAAAAAAACATACCAAAAGAAGATTACCTTTACGCATACAATAAAAACAAACAATGGAAATTATCAAATAAAAAATATTGTAGAGCCAAATTATTTTTATCAAAAGAATGGTGTATTGATAATGTTCCAAAATTTAGTAAAAATAGTAATATTGTTGCTGAAATAAACAAATTACCACCGCTATTAGAATTAGATGAAGATCAAAAATTTACAGATGGTGAAAATATATATGATATCAAAATAAGAGGTGATAGGTCAATAGATGGGTGTTATTTTAGTGTAAATGATGTTGGAAAGGCATTCGGTCTTAAGCAATTAAGTAAAAGTTTAGCAAATAAAGATACAGGGTATGAACTAAATTTACACTACAAAATATTTATTACTAAAAAAAATAGAAATCCTGACCAAGTTAAAAGTAAAAATTCTGACCAAGCTAAAAGTAAAAAAATAATGACAAGAATAAAATACTTTACTTATAAAGGACTTATAAGATGCCTATATGTATCTCGTTGCAAAAAAGCAGAAAAATTCCAAGATTGGGCTAATAAAATCTTGTTTACCCATCAATTTGGCAATGTAGAGGAAAAAACACAACTAGCAAGCAAATTATTAGGTGTTCACTATAAAAGTGTGAGAGAGGTTTTCAAAACTTCTTCTACAACTATACCATGTGTTTATTTATTTACATTAGGTACAGCCAAAAATTTAAAAGGGTCAATGAAATTACCAGAAGGTACTAAAGATGATACTATTATATGTAAATATGGTATGACAGATAATCTTGAAAGAAGAACTGGAGAGCATTACAGAACATTCAAAAGTATAAAAAATACCAACCTATGCCTAAAATATTATGCATATATAGATCCGCAATATATATCTAAAGCTGAAAATTACTTATCAGATATATTTTCTGAAATAGGTGCTGGTATTGAATATAATAATATGGATGAGTTAGTTGGGTTAACTGTAAAACAATTGAAAGGTATAATTAAAAAAACATTTATTGGAATTACTAACCAATATGCCGGACATGCCAAAGAACTTATTGCTAAAATTAAATCATTAGAAAATGAGTTAATATTGAAAGAACAAATTCACAAAAATGATATGTTGGAAAAAGATAACATAATCAATATGCTTAAAAAAGATAATGATTTGACTAAAGTTAATGCTGAAAATGAAGTTATGAGAATGAAATTAAAATTACTAGAAAATAACATAAATTAATTTTTAGTAAATATTAGATAAATATATCAGGTATATAAAGTCAATATTAATATTATTTTTTCTAGAATTATTCTGATAAAAAAATTATTTATATGATACAGACAACCATCCACCATAATAACCATTTGATACATTAATTAATTGGAAGACAATATCATTACAAGAATCTAATTTTATCGTAACATCATATATCTTTGTACATCCATCACCATCATAATCATAATTTTGATCTATATCAGTTACAACTTTACCGACAATATCATCTAATCGATCTTCATCAATTTGAAAATAACTCCGTGAGCAACATCCACCTTCCGCACAAAGGACAACATCAACTACTTTATCATCATCTACTTGATCTACACAATTTAAAATAATTTTTTCAATATCACCTAAATCAGTTGTATATATTTTGTAATCATGTACTGATAATTCCATTATTGTATTATGTTATCACATTATCACCATATCACTTAACAAAAAATTGATCAATTTTTTTTTAGATTAGATTAATAATCATTAAACAATAAGTATACAAATGGATAATCAAGTAATAATAGTTATAGGATTACCAGCTTCAGGTAAGAGTACATATGTTAATAATACATTCAAAGATGAATATATTATATTTGATGATTTTTTGCAATATTTTTATAAGGGTGATATATTGAGGCATATCAAAAAAGGTGACAAAGTATGCTTGATAGATCCTAGGTTATGCGAAAAGGATAATTTTGACAATATTATAAAGAAGATTGAAGTTATAACTGATGATATTTATATATTATTATTTAGGAATGACAAAGAATTATCTATTAGGCAGAGTAAGATGAGAAATGATAAGCAAAAAGATAATCTAGCACTAATAAGATATATTGAGGCAGTATCAGATATATATGATTATAGTAATTATGATAATTATAATTATCATATTGTAAATTGATTTATTATTTATTTACAATCCCATATAAATATATACTTTTGTTGTAGCCATTCCTACTTGTAGTTAAAAAAATTGATCCTAAAACTGCCAAATATATATACCTTTATAATTAGAGATATATATAACAATGTCTTTTACTGAAAAATTATTAAAAATAACACTAGGCGAAATAATTCATATATTAGATAACATAAGTCAAATAAGAGATCAAAATGACCAAAAATATGTACGTTATTTTGCTTCTTTTGATAAATATAGTAGAAATATTTGTAAGATTATTATAAAAATTTTTGTTGATAATAAAGTAGATGTTGATAAACATCTAGAAGATAGGATTAGAGATGAAAATATCCCACTTGAAGTAGATGACATTAAAAATTTATTTAAAATAACTATTTCACTTGATAAACACAATAAAAAAAAAATAATTAGTCGCAAATTTAAGTATTGGTATGAGTATAGACAAGGTATATATAAGATTATTAAAAAATACAATAAATTTTTAATAAGATTTGAGGAGAAGCTTGATAGATTACAAATTATGAGTAAACTTGAAAAAATAGAAAATGATTATAATTCTATTCGAGCTAGTGGCATTGGGATTATGTAATGAAACAGTAACTGAGTATTACTAATAGTTAATTTATTTTTATTCCAATACAAAAATTGAACCTAGAACTGTTAGATATATATACCTTTATAATTAAGGATATATATAACCATGTCTTTTGCTGGAGAATTATTAGGATTAACACTAAGTGAAATAAATTACACATTAGATAGTATAAGTCAAATAATGGCCCAAAATGGTCAAAAATATGAACGTGAATTTACTTTTTTTGATGAATATAGTAGAGGTATTTGTATGAATATTTTGAAAATTTTTATTGATAACCAAGTGGATATTGATAAAAATTTGGAAGATAGGATTAGAGATGAAAATACCCCCCTTGAAGCAGATGACATTAAAAATTTATTCAAAATAATTTTTGTAGAAGATCCATGCATGAAAGGGAAAAAATATTTTGAAACTATGCATTGTGAAGAGTATAGACAAGATACATGTAGGATTATTAATAAATATAATAAATTTTTGATTAGATTTGAAGAGAAGCTTGATAGATTACAAATTATGAGTAAACCTGAAAAAGATAATGACGATGATTTTAATCGAGCTATGGGACTATTAAAAAGTGATGCAATTGGAAATTATATTTTATCTGACTACAAAAGAAGAAAAGAAGAATCAGATTATAATTTAGCTAGATCAAGTGGCATAGGGATTATGTAATGCAACAAAATAGTAGTTTATTTTTTTATTCTGATTAACAAGGATAATTAACAAAAAAACTTATACTACTTTTTGCAAAATTCCAAGCTCTTCAAATATGTCTATATTACATATTGAAGATGTATTATTTGATAATGCAGGTACATTTTTTCTATCCTTATTGTTGTTATTCATAAACCTTTTAGTTTTAACTAAATGACATGACCTACATAATGCTTGTAAATTTGTAATATTATTGTTATTTGATATAGACAATTCTTCTATGTGATCAATCTCATAACCTGATTCATCGAAACTACCATTATTTATTGAGTTCCATAATGGACAACTATAATTTTCAATTCCTTTTAGTTGTAAATTGTTCTTATTTGCACATTTATATAATTGTTGGCCAGCAATCCTTTTCTTTATTGATTCAGACAAATATGGTCTTCTCATAAATAATATTATGTATATTATATTATTATTTATAAATTAATTTTGTATTCAACAAGCATATCAATAATATCAGCTCTTTTTGCTGAAGAGTCATATGTTACATTTAATACATCACATATATCTTTTAATCCTTCTATTTTTAACAAATCCAACTTGCTGATAGTAATATCATATTTTTTTTCTGTATTTTTGTTGTTATATCTAATATTGCTTCTTGACTGATATTTAACAGTTTCAGTATATTTAGTATATAAATTATTAGTTAATGTTATAATATCATAGTCATTCATGGCACATAATATACGTGCTAAATTATCCACATCACTAGATGGCCTGAACATAACACAATATTTTTTAGATAAATTGTTAAACTGAGATATATCTTGATAATACAACATTTGATTTTCTGGAGTCTGCCACATATTGAGTATATATTTTAATTTATGGTTCATTATGTTGTATATTGGTATCAATTATTTATATATCAAGTAGTTATGATTCTAGCAATTTTTTCTCAAGCCCAGCTCTGTTTAATTTACTTGTTCCTCTAATATTTCTCTCTTTACACAAATCTCGTAAGCCAGTTACTTTATATTTTTTAAGATCATCTTTTGTTAATTTAGCTCTGATAACTTGTCTAGTTACTGGCCTACATAACTTTGGTTTGTTTAGTTTATTAGCATTTGTTTCTTTAGCAGAGATAAAAGTACTGACTTTAAATTCATCTATTACATTAGGTATATTTTTGTATTTTACAACTAAATCTTCTAATATATCAATTACACTTTCTAAATCCTTAATATTATCCTTAAAAGTATTAGGAAGAAGAGCTGTTGTGATAAAATCCATTTGACGATTATTAATATCATGTGGTATAAATTTGATATTATACTTTTCCATAATATTATTATATGGCATCATATCTGCCATATAATTTATAAAATCATTTTTCCAGATAAAATATATTTTCATCATCATAATAAGATAATGTATTTGTAGTATGATATAATCCTTATTGTTACTGGTAATCTTATCTGTATTAGCTAATTTTTTATAAATAGTTTTATCTAATTTTTTATTTATATTTGTTATATAATCGATACATTCACTTATAAATTGTTTTGATTCATCATCCATATAATTCAAATTTAATATTTCATTAGTATCTAGAAGATCCATACCTTTCTTTGTTCCCCATAATGTGCCACTACATACAATACCTACATTATTAT